TTACGTCAGGCTCGCACCCGTGAGCAGCAGCGAGATCACCGCTCCGATCACCGCGTACAGCACGCGGTCGATCATGCTTTCCCATCGTTTGCCCGGCTTCTCCGCCATGCCTTTCACGTCCGCCTTGATCTCCTTCACGTCGCGCTCGACGCTCTCCTCCCGTGCCGCCAGCACCTCCACCGCGGTGACCAGCTTCTCCAAGTCGTCCTGCCGCCGCTCCAGCTTTTCGATGCGCCGCGTGTTTCCTCTTGCGCGCTGCTCGGTCTCGCTCAGCTTCAGCGAGAGCTCCTGCTCCGTCATGCCGGCACCGCCTTCTCAAAGCTCTCCCAAGTGTGCCCGGCCCGCTCGACAAGCGTCCAGGTCCAACCCGCCGCCGCGCACTCCGCCCAGGTAAGAAAGCGGAAAACGAATTCCGCCGCCAGATGGCAGGGCACGATGTCCAGGATGATCTCCCGGATCCGTCCGAACTCCTCCGGCACGCCGATCGTGTCCGGAAAGCGGATGCGGACCGTGCCGGGCCGTTCCGTCTCCTCGGCTGCAGCGCGGATCCCGCAGCCGCCGATCGTGCGGTTGACGGCCGCGAGCGTGAGATCGTCCGCGCCGATGCGCCCCAGCGCGTCGATCGCCTCCGCGCGCAGCGCGCGGGACACATTCACCGGGCAGCGTGCGAACAGCGTCTCCCTGCGGCGCAGGCCGTCCGTCTCCGCCGTTGCCGTCAGGCTTTCCCGTTCCGCGCGCGCCAGTGCCGCCGCCGCGGCGTCGAGCGCCTCGCCCGCCGCATACAGCTCGGCGTCTCCGATGCCGCTGCCCGTGCGGTACACGCCCAGCCCCTCCAGCAGCCCGCACAGATAGTTGTAGTATCTCATCCCCGCTCCTTTATGCGAGCTCCGTCAGCTCTGTCTGTCCCAGCACGTTCAGCTCCGTCGTTCCGGCGCTCACGTCCTCCGTCGGCGCCAGCACGCGGCAGTTCTCCACGCCCTCCACGGCGTAGAGCAGCGCGGTCAGCTTCGCCGTGAGCACCGTCTCGCCGAGGCCGAGCTCGTCGAAATATGCCTGCAGCGCCTCCTGTGCCCGTGCGCCGACCTCTTCGAACGCCGCGCCGGCGCGTACCTTGAGCGCCGCGCGCACGGTGACCGCGCGGGTCGTCGGGGCGAGCACGCGCAGGTCGACCGCGATCTCCCGCTTCTCCTCCAGCGCCGCACGCACCGTCTCCAGCAGCGCTTCCGACGGCGCTGCGCCTCTTGCCGCCGCGTATACGTCCACCGTTCCGATGCCCCGCGCGCGTCCCACGGCTTTTGCCGCCGCCACGCCCGGCACCCGCAGCGCCTCCTGCTCGTAGAACGCGGCGTTCGCGCCGTTCGGCAGTCTTCGATAGCTGGCAAGGATGCGTGCGCGCAGCGTCTCGTCGTCCTCCTCGTCCGTGCCTCCGGTGAACGCCTGCGGATTCACGCACCGCGCGATGCCTGCCGGCGCCGCCGAGAGCAGGCACACCGCCCCGGCCGCCGCGTTGCCCTGCGCGCCGGCCGTCACGGCGCGGGCGGGCACGTCCGTCTGCGTGCCGCCCTGCGGCAGCACCGCCGCGTGGGTCGTCTCGAATCTCGTCCCGGCCGCCGTCATGCAGACCGTTCCCTCCGGGATCGCGTAGTCCGTCGGCGCGCTGCCGTCGGTGAAAAAGCGCAGCGTGCCCTCCGCCCGCCGCGCCGCCGCGCGCTCGAGTGCGCGCGAAGCGGCGTGGTAGTCCAGGTACTGCCCCTGCGCCGTCTGCGGGAAGCTCTGCTGCAGCACCCAGTCCGCCTGTGCCAGCAGGGCCTGCACCTCTGCGCTGAGCGCGTAGAGGCGCACCATCGTGTCGCAGCCGTCGCCCGGCGTAAAGCCCGCCCGTTCGGCAAAGGTCTCCCTCATGCGTTCGTAGATCGTCGCTATCTCTTCCATGCTTTACGCTCCTTCCAGCGGCAGCATCAGCGCCGCCTCCTCGTCCCGGTACCGCAGCGTCACGTGCAGCTCTGCCGTCTCTCCGCTCTGTTTCAGCTCCACCGCCGTCACGCTCACGTCCTGCTCCGCCGCCAGTGCCTCGGCCACGGCCTGCCGCGCCGCGCCGGCCCGTTCGCGCGGCTTCACCCGCCCGAGCCGGTGCAGCTCGCTGCCCAGCTCCGGCAGGAGCGGGAAGCCTCCCCGCCGCGCGCACAGGCGGAAGCGGACGCGCTGGAGCACTTCCTCCGTTCCGCTCACGCGCACCAGTCCGCCTGCACCGTCCGCGACGTAGTCTCCGTCCACGATCTTAAGCTCCATCCTCCGCTCCTTCCGGCGCCTCATACGGCTCTCCGTTGATATACACCGCGCCCTCCAGCTCGATCCGCCCGTCGTTGCGCAGCGTCAGGCGCGCCCCGCCCTCGCTGTGCAGACGGAGCTCGCCCGGGGCAAGATCCTCCTCCGGCTCCTCCGCCGCGCCGAGCACGTAGGCGCCGCCCTCCGGCGCGCCGCCCTTGAGCAGCAGCACCGCCGTGCCGCCTCTCGGCCGCCAGGCGCAGCCGCCCGGCGCGATCACCGTCACGTGCCGCCGCTCGCCGCGGCCGAACACGGCCACGTCCGTCCGGTCGAGCGTCACGGTGCCCTGCTCTGCCGAGGCCGCTTCCTCACGCTGCCGCTCCGTCAATTTCTCCGATAGCCACATCGTCCTATCCCTGCTTTCTCTCCAGCGTCAGCGTGGTCGTCTCGCCCGCCGCGCCGCCGCGGCGCACGAGCTCCGTCACGAGGAACCGTCCCGTCACGCCGAGCGCGCACCCGCTCACCGTCAGCTCGTCGCGCGCCTCCGCCTCGAACGCTCCCGCCACCGTCACCGTCAGCGTCTCGCTGCCTCTGCGCGAGCGTTCGAGCTGTTCCTCGGCCGCTTCGCGCACGTCCTGCGCCGCCCCGGCCCGCGCATAGCTGATGCGTCGGCAGCACCCGCCGCGCGCCAGGAACGCCTCGTTGCGCACGCTTGCCGCCGCGCGCGTCCCGCGATCCACCGTCACGATCTCGGACAGCACGCCGTGCCGCTTGTCGCGCCATACCACGCTCGTCGCGACCACGCCTTCGAGCGTCCGCTCGGCGCCCTCGTGCCCGCGCCGCAGCAGCAGCGTCCCGTCCGGCCGGAACTGCGGCGTGAGCCCGCTCCGCCGGGCAAAGCCCTCCAGCGCCGCCCATTCGCTGCCGCCGCCCGCCACAAGATAGTTCTCCGCCGCCGCCTCATCCCATGCAGGGCATGCGATGCCGTAGGGCAGCACGTGCCGCCGCAGGATCTCCGCCGTCGTCGCGCGCTGATAGCTCGCCGCCTCCGCCTCGTTGTCCAGCAGCAGCGCCGCCATCCCCCGGGCGGAGAGCTCCAGCCGCAGTCCGTCCCCGTCGCAGTCGGCGCGCCACTCGTCCATCACGCCGAAAAAAGCCGTCTTGTCTCCGTCGTACAGCGCAAGGCGCGTCGCTTCGCGCAGCGTCTCCGCCATGGCGGCATCGTACCCGCAGCGCAGCGCTGCGCTGTCGCAGGGCACGCTTCCAGTCCGCCGCACCGTCCATTCGTGCAGCGTCGGCAGCGCGAGCACCGCGCCGCGGCATGTTGTGATCTCCGCTCTCACGGCAGCCTCACCTGCTCTCCGATCCCGATCAGGTTCGGGTTCTTGATCTGCGGATTTGCCGCCAGCAGCGCCGCCAGCGTCACCCCATAGCGCGCCGCGATCGCCCACAGCGTGTCGCCGCGCGCGACCGTGTGGCGCCGCTTCCCGGCGCCGCTCTGCTCCGCCGCTGTCACCGTGCGCAGCAGCGCCGCCGTCTGCTCGCTCTCCTCCCAGAACGCGAAGCGGTAGCGCACGTAATCCGGCGTCGGCTCCTGCGTCAGCGAGAGCGAGACGAAATACGCCCGGGACGTCTGCCACACCGGGTGTACCAGCACGCCCGCGCCGTCCTCGTAAAACACGGTCGCGAGCCGCTTGAACTCCTCGTAGGCGCCGTCTCCGGCAAACGCGCCCTCGCCCCGCAGCACGCGGTAGCTCAGGCCCATATCCTGCATCGCGTAGCGCCCGAACGGCACCTTCTGCACCGCCACCCTGCGCTCGTAGGAGATCGAATACGTCTCCGGATTGTGCGGCCAAACGTAGTTTTTGTATCGCATCGGCGTCAGGTTCATCCGCCCGCCTCCTGTCAGTAAAGTCCGAAACCGCCGTCGTAGCGCCGCGCGTCGCGCTCCAGCGCGCGGGAGAGCGCGGCCAGCCAGACCTCTCCGCGCGCCGCCTCCGCTGCGCGCGCTTCCTCCGCGTCGGCGCGGAAGCCTGCCGGTTCCGCATCTGTCGTCCCTTCCGCGCCCGGGATCGGGCCGATCTCCTCGCCCGTCTGCGCGCCGGCCGGCGCCGTTCCGCCGCGCCGCGCCGCCGCTTCCGCATGCGCCTCTGCCGCGCGGAGGGCCCGCGTCTCCTTCCGCGCGGCGTTCGCCGCGCGCCGCGTGCTCTCCGCTGCCTCCTCGGGCGCGGTCTCCCGCTCCTCTTCCCCGCCGATCGCCCGCCACAGCGCCAGCGACCGCTCGAGCGTTTTCTCGATGTAATTCACGCCCCGCCCTCCTTCAGTCGGCGGAAGCGTTCCGGGTCGAACGCCGCGTTCTCCCCGCCGGAGAATTCCGCGCTCCCGCCGTCCAGAGCGGCGTACTGTTCGGTCAGCGCGTTCACCTCGCCCGCACTGAACGCGCGCAGCACCGTCTCCGCATCCGGGAAGATCACCGCGCCCTCCCGCCGCAGGCTCGCCGCGAGCACCGCCGCGTTGGCGTAAAGCGCCCGCTCGCGCTCGTCCTCGCAGACGTGCCGCGCCGCCGCGCGCCGCAGCGTCAGCAGCTCCCAGGCCGTCAGCTTCCGCAGCTCATAGTCCGTCACGCCGCGACCACCATGCGCTTGCGCGCCACGATGCTCACCTTTTCCGCCGCCGGCTCGCCCAGCCTGCCCTGCTCCTCGATGCCGCTCCAGCGGCAGCCGCTGTAGATGATGCGCTTGCCCGGCTTGCAGATCACGAGCGAGAAGTCCTCCAGCTCGTAAAAGCCCACGCCGTCGGCGATGGCCTCATCCGTGGCGTACAGGCGCGACAGCTCGATCGTGTAGCGCGTCTGTCCCGCCACCGTCGCCACCGGCTCGTTCTCGCCGAAGGCCTCGATCTCGCGCGACGTGCGCACCGCCTTCGTGCTGTAGCTCTGCACGACCCCGATCTTTTTGCCGTTTGCCTCGAGATAGATGTCGCTGCTCATGGGAAATGTCATTCCGGCCATCGTTTTCCCTCCTTTACACCGTGATGTGCGCCGTGAGGCAGATGCGCGTCAGCCCGTGCGCCACGGTGAAGCCGAACTCGACCAGGCACACCGTGGGGTCGCTCTCCGACGCGGTCACCCGCACCTCGTCGTAGCCGTCGATGATCTCATCCGCGCGCTTCTCCTCCAGCGTCAGGATCACCTGCGACCGGATCGCGCCGCGCGTCTGCGCGGTGTTTTTGCTGCGCGCGAAGCGCCTGCGCAGGGCGCTGCGCACCGCGGGGATCACGTCGTCCGCGATCAGCACCGTCGTCAGCTCGCGCCAGGTCGCGTCCGCCGCGCCGTCGGTCGTCGTGCGCGTCGTCACCGCGCGCACCGGGGCCACCGTGCCGCCCGCGGCCTCGATCGGCGTCACGCCGCCGCGCACCAGCAGGTCGATCTCCGCCTCGCTGCAGCGCGCCGTCACGCCGTCCAGCCCCTGCAGCGCCGCTCCGTGGATCGGCACGGACGGATCGTCTCCCGCCGCAAGCACCGCCGCCACTGCGGCGGCCGCCGCGGTGCCGCCCGCCGAGACCAGCACGCTCCGCTCGCTGTTGAGCGCCTGTGCGCGCGCGAGCAGCTGCGCCGTCGTCTCGTTTTCCGCGCCGCCCATCACCGCGACGCGCTCGCGCTGCAGCGCGCTTGCCGCCTCAACGCTCTCCTTCAGCGCCCGCTGCGCCGCCGCATCCGTGCTGTCGCACACGACGGCTGCGATGCCGTCGATCTCCGCCAGCGCCGCGAACGCGCTCGCGTAGTCCGGCGCCGTGCCCGTCGTGTCGACGCGCACCGCCCACACGCCGCCGGCGCCGTTGGCGTACAGCGTTTCGAGCAGCGCCGCCATGGCGGACGCCGCGCCGAACGCCGTCTTTCCCTCCTCGAGGGAGGTCAGCAGCACCGCCCGGTTGGCCGTCCCGGCGGAGACCGCCGCCGCGACGCCCACCGTCCTGCTGCCGGTCGCGCTCCCGACGCTCATCGCGTCGTAGACGGAGTACACCCCCGGCCGCTCATGTACCGTTACGCTCATCCGCGTACCGCTCCTTTCAGAATAAAGTCGCTCAGCACGGCCTCATCCTCTGCCGCGCTCGCCGTGAACAGCGCCGTGAACTCCGCGCTCCCGCGCTTGCGGAACATGCCGCTCGCCCTGTCCCACGCGCTGCCTTCCCAGCAGATCTCCTGCGCGCGCAGCCCGCTCGGCAGGCGTGCCGTCAGCGCCTGCGTCGCCTGCTCCGCCGCCGCCTCTCCCGCGGCGGCGCCGAGCTCGCGCGGCGTATAGACGTCGAGGGACAGCGTCATCGTCATCGTCCTGCCGTAGACCTCCGCCGTCGTGCCGCGCGCTTCGTCGAAGGTCTCGCCCAGATAGTCCAGCAGGCCCGTCTGGCGCAGCGCCGTTTTCTCCGCGCCGACCGCGGTCACACAGCCCGGCCAGTGCCGCAGCCGCTCCTCTTCCCACGCGCCGACCGCCGCGAGCCCCGCGTCCTCCAGGGCCGCGATCAGCGCCGTTTTCACCTGTTCCGCCGCTGTCATGCGTCCTCCTCCGGCAGCAGCACCGCCCAGTGATAGGCGATCTCTCTGCCCGCACACACCGCTTCCGCGCGCCGCGCGCGGAAGCTCCGTTCGCCGCATCGCACGCGGTCGCCCTGCGCGATCGGCGTGTCCGCCGCGCCCAGATAGCGCCACGCGCGCCGCTCCGCCGCGCCGAGCGGCGTCGGCTCGAACGGCTCCTCCGTCCGCTCCCGCCGGATCGGCTGCAGCAGCGCCCGCGACCCGGTCTGCGTCCCTCCGTGCTCGACCGTCACCGCAAGGCCGTATCGCGCGATGGCTCGTGCGATCCCCTTCGTCATCCGCGCACCTCGCGGAAGCAGAATCCGCCCTGCGCGGCGTAGGGCCGCAGCAGCTTTTCCGCCTGAGCGCGCAGCGTCTCCGCGCGCGCCGCGTGCTCCTTTGCCGCCGCGGTCCGGATTGTCAGGTCGCCCGCGCGCAGGGAGGATAGCTCCTCCCCGCCGCGCGTCGTTTCCAGCGCCGCCGCCGCGAGCCACGCCGCCGCGCACACGAACGCTCCCGGGCAGTCCTCGGCCGTCAGGCCCGCGCGCAGCCGGTGCTGCGCCTCGTCCTCCGCCGCCTCGCACAGTCTGCGCAGGAGCGTCCGCTCCTCCTCCGTGCAGGCCGAGACCGCTCCCGCCACCGTCAGGATCTCCTCCGTTCTCTCGCTCATCTTCGTCCTCCTCAGACGGTCAGCACCTTGGACGCCTCCTGATACGGCTTGGCAAAGCCCGAGATGCTCGTGATGGCCGCGCGCTCGAGCTGGCGGTCGATCAGCTTGTCGTACTCCACGCTCACCTCGCTGCCGCAGATGTGCTCGAGGGCGTAGTGCTTGTCGAGGCCGATGATTTTGCCGCTCGGCACGGCGCTCGTGCGCAGCAGCTTCGCGCCCATCGGCGTCGAGAGGGTGCCCGTGCCCTGGAAGTTGAGTCCCGTCAGCGGGTTCTGGAACTCCGCGAGCTTGAGCATCGCGAGCATCGTGTCGCTGCCGACGAGCATCGCGTTCATCGTGTAAGGGTCGAACTGCGCCCAGAAGTCCAGCAGCGCGGCGTAGCTCAGCGTGCCCGCGGTGCCGCCGATCGGCGCGGTGCCGACGGCGAAGCTGTCGGCGGCGTTGTTGTTGCCGTCGCCGTCGATCAGCACGCGGATGGCGTCCTCCAGATGCATCCGTGCGATGTAGGCGCCGATCTGGCGCAGCGTCACGGAGAACAGGTCCAGCCGCTGGAAGCGGATCGCTTCGTAGGACGCGACCAGCATGCGGCCGCGCTTATGCAGCTTCACCAGGTTCTCCTGCGTGCGGATGGAGGTCGTCGGGATCTGCGCGCCCTCCTCCACGCGTTTGAGCGCCTTGTCGTCGTCCGTCGGCACGGACGCGATGGAGCGGTAGTCCATCCCGTCGAACTGCGTCACCGTCGCGGTGATCTCCGGCAGGATGTCGCTCTCCATGCCCTGCTTCACCACGCGGGAGACGAACTCTGGGAACAGCACGGACGACTCCGTCGTGTGGAAGAACTTCTCCACCATGTCGCTGCCCGCGCCCTTGACGTGGATGTCGAAGCGTTTGAGCTGGCGCTGGAACGCGTCGAAGCCCTCCAGCGGCGTGCCCCGGTAGTCCTCGCTGGGGTCGAGCGTCTCGAGCACCTTCGTGAAGCTCTGTCCGCTCCTGCCGTACATGCCCTTTTCGAGTCTTACGTTTTCGTAGTTGTATGCCATCGTTTTTCCTCCTGCCTCACAGTCTGATCGTGACGGTCTTCTCCGCCGTGTCCACGGCCACGGCCAGGTAGCTTGCACCGTTCGCGTTCACGGCCACGCCGCCTGCGCCGTCGGCCGCGAGCTTCGCGAAGCCGACGCCCGGCGCGGTCTGGCCGGAATACGGCACCGTCGCCATGCCGCCGAGCTGCACGCTGCACGCCTTCCCGTCGTGGCTCACCGCGCGCACCACGCCGCAGAAGGCGTCGTTTGCGGCGCAGCCGGTCACCTTGCCGTTCCCGCTCAGCTTCACGACCTTGCCCTCGGCCGCGTTCACCGCCTCGAACGTCGCGCACCATTCGCCGATGCCCTCGTAAGAAAAGCTCATTTCGTTCCTCCTCTTTCGTTGATCTGTGTTCAAAAAAGCCTTCGCTTTTCTGCCCTGTCACACGCGGAAGTCGCTCTCGTTCTCCTCCCGCGCCGTCCTCTTCGCGGCGCCGAGCTGCGGCGTCGTGCCGAGCTTTTTCGCCACCTGCGCCCCGTAGACGCGCGCAAGCTCCCGCAGCTCCGGCTCGTCCAGCTTCTCCGTCATGCCCCGGACGGTCTGCCCGTCGAGCGTCTCCTCCGCCGTCAGCAGCAGCCGTGCGACCTCGCCGCGCAGCTCCTTCAGATAGCGCTCTCCCATGGCCGCCAGTTCCTCCAGCCGCTTGAGCTCCTGCCGCTGCGCGCGGGAGCCGTGCTGCCGGATCAGCACGCCGAGCGTTTGTTCCGCCCGCTCCCGGCCGAAGCGCTTCATCACGCCCGCCTCGCGCTGGGCCGGCACCGCCACGAAGCTCCATTCGTAGGCGTCGAGCGCCTCCTGCAGCTCCGCGAAGCACAGCTTCCCGCCGTAGCGTCTGCCCTTCTCGTGCCCGCACGCCGCGATGTCCTTCCCGCAGATCGAGCAAACGCTCCGCGCCACGCTGCATCCAACGCTGACCTCTTTCTTGATGCCGCCCTCGATCTCCGCGATCAGGTCGGCGTTTTTCCCGCTGCGCAGCATGTAGGCGCAGCCCTTCACGTAGCGGTAGCGGTCGCCCGCCGCCGTCGGCGCATCCTCCTCCACGACCTCCGCGCGGTAGATGCGCGCGGTCTGTCCGTCCGCGGACCACTCGTGGTCGAAGATGCCGCTCTTGCCGACGAACAGCGCCGCGAGCTGCTCAAGCGACTCGTTCGAGAACCGCTCCCCGTCGCGGTCCACCTCGTTGTCGCACAGCTTCACCGCAAAGGTATAGACCTCCTCCGCCGTCAGCGTCCGCCGCGCAAAGCGGTTGATCTGCGCCAGATCCTCCTCCGTCGGCGCGCACGCGCCCACGCTCTGCTTCTTACTGATCTCCATGCTTTCCCTCCGCTTTGTCGTTTTCGATCCTCAGCCGCCGCGCCTGCTCGCGGTAGAGCGCCGCGCGCGCCTCCTCCACCTCGTCCTGCAAATTGATGTCGTCCCAGACCACCGCAAAGCCGCAGCCGTATCCGTGCATGCGCAGCCACAGCCGGCAGATGCGCTCCACGGCCGGCGTCAGCGTGCGCCGCAGCGCCGTGATTTCGGTCGTCAGCATGTCCGCCTGCTGCGAGCTCATTCGCTCCGTGCTCGACCAGTTGAGGCCCAGCATGAACGGCGGAAGCCCTGTCTTTGCCACCAGCTGCTCCATGATCTGGCGCACCGGCGCCTCGCTCTCGAGCACCTGGTTGTCCGCGCCGATCGCGCGGATCGTCACGTCGCCGACCGACACGAAGTCCCGCACGTTCCCGCCGCGCGTGCTCTGCATTGCGCTCGACCATTCGCGCGCGAGCGCCTCGGCGCGCTCCTGCGCGCCCTCCCGATCCAGCTCCCCGTCCTGCGGGCGGTACGTCACCGCGAAGCGCACGTTGCCGCAGCGCTCCCAGTTCTGCCCCAGCGCGTGGTAGATCTTGAGCAGCAGCTCCGCCATGAACGGCATCGACCGCAGCAGCGACACGCCGTAGGGGTTCTCCGCCTCCGGGTTGAACGGCGTGAACAGCAGCAGCTCCTGCCGCGGCAGCTCGCGCATCCGTCCGTGCTCGTCCGGCGCGCAGAGGCGGAATTCCAGCGGGCTTGCGCCCTCGTGCACCTCCACCTGCGCCACGTCGCCGCACAGCAGCGCCGCGATCTCGCGTCCGTCCCCGCTCGGCACGATCTCTCCGACCGCGCGCCCGCAGGTGAGCAGCGAATCGAGGTAGCACTCCAGAAACGCGTTGACGCCCCGCTGTCCGCGTCCGGCGTCCACCGTGCGCAGGAACTCTTCGAGCGCCTCCTGTGCGCGCCCGTCCGCGCAGGCTGCGCGCACGCCGCCCGTCAGCCGCACCAGCTTGTAGACCGCCGCGTCCACGACCGGCACCGCCTCTCGGATCGCGCGGTACAGTCCCGTCTCTCCGCCGCGCAGCGGCACATAGCGCTCCAGCGCGCCGAACGGCTGTCTGCCGCCGTCGCGCAGCTGCACGGCCGCCGCGCCGCCGCCTGTCTTCTCCCGCCAAAATGCTCTCATACGTCCTCCTTTATCCTCTGCGCTCCACGCTTCGGGTCGCGAAGCCTCCCTCGCCCGCCGCGAGCGACATGGCGAAGTACCGCATCTCGTCCATCGCGTGGTCGTTCTCCTTGTGCGGCGCGTCCCGTCCGCCGCTTTCCCAGCGGTACGCCGCGATCTCGCGCAGGCAGCTCTCGCAGTTCCGGCAGATCACGATCCTGCGCCGCTTGAGCAGATCCGCCGTCACGCGCAGCCCGTCGGCGACGTCGTTGTTCGCCCGCACCACCGGGAAGCCCGCGCGCCGCAGCGCCTCGATGAAGCTCGCCGCCGACGGATCGACGATCACCCGCTCGATCCGCCGTCCCGCCGCGAGCGCGCGCAGCGCCTCCACGTATTCCGCGTCGGTCTTCTGTCCGCCCGCGGCGCGCGAGTCGTAGTAGTACTCCCCTGCGCGGTACCACACGCCGTTCTTTTTTGCCCACAGGCCGAAGCTCGCGGGGTTCACCGTGCCGTAGTCCGCCGAGATGCGCACCCGCTCCCACGGCTCCTCCGGCGCGTCCGCGCAGTACGCCTCCGGCGAAAAGAAGTCGTAGATCAGTCCCTCCGCCGCGCTCCACTCGCCCAGCACGAAGCGCCGGTAGAACGTCCCGCTGTACGTCCGGCGGTAGCGTTCGCGGATGCGCTCGCTCAGCCCCGGGTTGTCCTCCATCGTGAAGTGCAGGTGCAGCGCCCGGCGCTCCTCCGCCCGCAGGATCCACTCGCGGTAGAACCAGTGCTGCGGTCCCTCGGGATTGCAGTCGAACCACAGTCTGCTCCCCGCCACGCTGCACCGCGCGCAGGCCTGCTCCACAAACGAACGCGGCATCAGCGCCGCCTCGTCGAACAGCGCCCCCGCGAACGTCGCGCCCTGGATCAGCGCGGCGCTCGCCTCATTGCACCCGCCGAAGAGATAGAAGCGGTTCTCCCGCGCGCCGCAGCGCACCGTCAGCAGGCGCTCGCTGCGTTTTTCCTCGCAGCGCCAGCCCAGCGCGCGCAGCACCGGCAGCACCTCCTCGAGCACGTTGCGCCGCAGCGCGGCGACCGTCTTGCCGCACAGCGCGAACCGCTGCCCGCGGAAGCGCGTCCCTGCCCACAGGAAGAAGCCGAGGCCCATCGCCAGCGTCTTGCCCGATCGCACCGCCCCGTCGCAGATGATCGCGTCGTACGCTATGAACCGCCGTTTCCTCCACCAGGTCATCGCGAGCTTCTGTTTGCGGGAAAAGCGTCGGATCGTCGTCAA